GAGGACGAACAAGATGGAAATGCAATTATAGAGCCAATTATCTTTGAAGATGGCTTCTTAAGAGTTCCAAGAACAAACCCTGTATTACAACAATTCTTACACTACCATCCACTGAATGGCAACATATTTGTTGAGGTAGATAAAGAAAAAGATGCTGCTGCTGAGGTAGAAGACTTAAACTTAGAAGTTGAGGCTTTAATTGAAGCTCGTCAGTTATCACTTGACCAAATTGAAACCTTAACAAGGGTTATGTTTGGAAAAGACCCATCTACCGTGTCTACTGCTGAATTAAAGCGTGACATCTTGGTATTTGCTAAAAGAGACCCAAAAGAGTTCTTAAATATATTAAATGACCCTGAATTGAAGTTTCAAGCTAAGGTTCGTTTATTCTTTGAAAATAAGCTATTGGTATTAAGAAATGGCGAAAAAGAGGTATGGTTTAATACATCTACCAACAAAAAGAAGATGTTATCTGTTCCATTCGGAGAAGACCCTTATGAGATGGTAGCCCACTTCTTACAAAGCGATGAAGGTATTGACTCCTTAAAAATGTTAGAAGCGACTTTGGCATAATAGGTTTTGATTATTGATTATTGGTTAGAAGAGGGTACTTATTGTACCCTCTTTTTTTTTATGTATATTTGTAAAAAAAGAAGTAATGATAAACTCAGTAAGAAATGCAGTATTATCTATTCTGAACAAGAATAATTACGGCTATATTTCTCCTTCTGATTTCAATTTGTATGCTCAAAACTCACAGATGGAAATATATGAGGAGTACTTTGGTAACTATAACAAAGTTATAAATGCTGAAAATGCACGTGTATCAGGTACAGAATATGCAGATATGGAGCAACCAATTGCAGAAGTATTAGAATATTTTTTACGTACAGACTATCTTTCTAAGATTGCGGCTAATAGATTTTCTATGCCAAGCCCTGCGACTACAGGCTATTATACTTATATGCTTTTAGATGTAAAATGTAAGCCTGTTGTACTTAAGACAGGAACAAACACATCTGTAGTAAGTTTAAGATTGGTTGATAGTACAGCAACTTTTTTATCTAATGGTATTTCTGCAGGAGATGTTGTTACAAATTTAACTACGGGATTAGTCTCTACTGTGGTTTCGGTAGTTAATAATACAAATATTCTATTGGATTCAAATATATTTTTAGCGGCAGGAAATGGATATGCTATAGTATCTTCCGCTACTGTTATACCTGCAGAGAAAGTTCTTAACTCAAGACTTACAATGTTGCTTAATTCTAATTTGACTAATCCAACTAATGAGTTTCCTATTTACGCATTAGAAGGCGACCAATTGACTTTTTACCCTGCAACAATAAGTAACAAAGGTCAGGTTCAAGCAACGTATTTTAGGTACCCTAAAGTGCCAAAGTGGACCTATATTACGCTTTCTAATGGTGAGCCGGTATTTGACCAATCACAACCTGATTATCAAGACTTTGAACTACCTATTGAAGACGAGTATAAGTTGGTGACTAAGATACTTGAGTATTGTGGTATATCTATTCGTGAGACACAGGTTACTCAGTTTGGTATGGTACAAGAGCAACAGCAAGAGCCTTCATTTACTGTGCAAAAATAAAATTATAAGCAATGGCATATATATCACAATATCAATACTATGAGAATGGAGGTGTTACTCCCGAGGACGCCAATTGGGGTTCATATCAATATGTTAGTTTACAAGACATTGTAAATAACTTTTTATTAATGTATGCAGGCAACCATTCATTGGTTAATAACGAAGAGCGTTATAAAGTATTGTTTCACGCTAAGCGTGCAATTCAGGAGTTAAACTATGATGCATTTAAAGAGATTAAAGTATTAGAACTTACTGTTCCTGATATGTTGAGATACATTTTACCTTCTGATTATGTGAATTGGGTACGTGTTTCATTGTATAAAGACGGATGGTTACGCCCATTGTCTGAAAATATTCAAACGCTTTCATCTAAGGCATACTTACAAGATAATACAGGTCGTATCTTATTCGACCAAGATGGGAATGCATTAAGTCCTCAGTATTCAAATATTGACTTTGATAGATTGACTAAGACTAAAAAAAGCATTTATTTAAACCAAGGCAATCAATTTAATGGTCAGTTAGGATGGAATTATGATGGAATGTGGTATTTTGAAGGCAATATTGGAGCTGCTTATGGATTAAATACAGAGACTGCAAACTTTAATCCTACATTTAATATTGATAGAAAAGCAGGAGTTATTAACTTTGACTCGTCAATGTCAGGTGAGTCTTGCATTCTTGAATATGTTTCTGATGGTATGGAAGGCGGAGACAACTCATTGATTACGGTTAATAAGTTATTTGAGGCTTATATTTATGCAGCAATTGAGTATGAAATACTAAGTTCTAAACTTGGTGTTCAGGAATATGTGGTTGCTCGTGCACGTAAGAAGAGAAGAGCGTTATTAAGCAATGCAAAAATAAGAATTAGCAATATTCATCCGGGTAGACTCTTAATGAACTTAAGAGGTATGGACAAGCAAATAAAATAAAATGGCAAAATTTACAAGGAACTTTACGGCAGGTAAGATGAATAAGGGTGTAGACCAACGCTTATTACCTGAAGGAGAGTATATCGATGCTATGAATATTAGGATGGGTTCTACAGGAGACTCAGAGATGGGGGTTCTTGAGAATACAAAAGGTAATTTACCTCTTACTTCATTAGCATATATTAACGGAACTGCACTTAGTTCATCTGCAAGATGTATTGGTGCATTACAAGATAGCGCTACTGAGACCATCTATTGGTTTATACACGACTCAAACTTTTCAGTAGGTGCCACAGGAAAACTTGATTTGATTGTTTCTTTTAATGTTTACACAAATGTGTTAACTTATCACGTTCTATCTATTAATAATGGAGGAGGTGTTAATACTACGTTAAACTTTAACCCTAAATATTTGATTACGGGTATTGATATATTAAATGATTTATTGTTCTTTACTGATGATTATAATGCTCCAAGATGTATAAATATTAATAGAAACTATCCTAATCCAATTAGTAATATAGACCAAATTACAGCAGAATCTTTGCTTGTTATTAAGAAGCCACCTGTAGAGTCACCAACTGTTGAGCCTATTGTAACTAATGGTCAAGAGAATTTTTTAAATACAAGATTTATTTGCTTTGCATATAGATATAAATATATAGATGGAGAGTATAGTGCTACTTCTCAGTGGTCTCAACCTGCTTTTGTTCCTAATCCTTTTAGCTTTAGTACTGAGAGTTTTTTGAATGATGGTATGACTAACTTTTGCAACTCTGCTATAATTACTTACAATTCAGGAAGTTCGCTTGTAGTTGGTTTAGATTTATTATTTAAAAATGCTGATGGAAGTGTTATTAAAGTTATTGAGAAACTTGACAAGTCTAATTTAGGACTTGCAAATAATACTGAGTATCAATATACTTTTACTAACAGCAAGATATTTACCGTATTGTCAGAAGCAGAATTACTTAGATTATACGATAACGTGCCAAGATTCGCAAAGGCTCAGACTATTATGGGTAATAGGTTAATGTATGGTAACTATGTAGAAGGATATGATTTAATAGACCAATACGGTGCTCCTGTCAAATTTGAGTACACAACTGATTTAATATCAACTCCTATAGGCAATACAAGTATTACTGATGGACTTGCTTCAGGTAACTACTCAATTAATGGTACTGTAACTATTGCTAACGCAGTGGTTACGTTTGATTTAGGAGGTCAAAATTTAATTTCAGGTTCTGCAATTAGTTTAGATGTTAGCATAACTCATTCTGAATTTAGCGGTCAAACACCATTTCCAACTGAAACAACAGATATAGTTAGATTAAACTTTGCATTTTTCTTATCTACCGATTATGCATCAGTATATGATTTAGCTACAAGCGTTGAGTTTCAAAACGCAGTTGGTACTGCAGCTAATATTCAACTTATTGCAAATGCTTGTAATGGCACAACTTTTACAGATGCATTTAACTGTGCTATACCGAATAATTTAGATGCTTTAATTAAAAATGGTAGTGGTATAAGTGCAGTTGGTCAGCCAATCAATATTATTACAAGTCCGGGTAGTAGTGAAATTGGTTTTCAGTTTCCTGCTATGCGTTATGTTAATAATGTAACAACACCTACTCAAACGGTTTATGAGTATTATCAGGTAACATTAGCTCAGGCTACATTCCAAGAAATTGCAAACACACAAAGTTTACATAGCAATCGTGATTACGAGATTGGCATTGTGTATATGGATGATTTTAACAGAGCAACAACTGCTCTTGTAAGTCCTAATAATACAGAGCACATACCTTGTGGATTCTCTGCTAATAAAAACTCTATTCAAGTAACAATACCTCCAAGTCAATTACCACCTTTTTGGGCGACAAGATATAAGTTTGTTATCAAGCCTGATGAAGAAAACTATGAGACAATTTATTGTAGCATATTCTTTGAGGACCCATTAACAAATAATGCTTACTTTTTGCTTGAAGGTGAGAATGCACGTAAGGTAGAAGCGGGTGATAGATTGATTGTTAAAGCTGACTCAAATGGTGCTACCACTTCTTGTGTGTATGCCACTGTGCTTGAGAAATCATCTCAGACGTCAAATTTTATAGAAATACCAAGTGCATTAGACCCTGACGTACTTATACCAATTCCTGCGGGAGTATATATGAAGATTAATCCTAACAGCTTTAATATTGTTCAGGATGAATTAGCTATCATAGCTCCGGGAAAAATTACGGTTACTTCTCCAAGAGGCGGAAACTATCCTATTCTTTATTATCCAATGAATAGATATGATTCAGTTACTTCTGCTTGGGTAGATTACGATGTACCTGCGGGTAGTAGAATTGTAATGTATATTAGACAATCAAGAGGAGGAGTTGGAAATGATTGTGAAGAAAGAAGAAATTTATTAGAAAAAACATTTATATCAGCAAATGCATATGACAATATGTATGATTGGTTTGTTGGGGAAGATATAGCTCAGTTTTTAAATGATGGGATAAGATATGCAGGTGGTGGTCAATGTATTCCTGATAACGAGTTTACCTCGACAATTACTAATACTGCAGGTGATATATTAACTGATTTATGCACAAATTATTACAGATTTTATAGAAACACTTCTACTAATCAATTGCAATTAATGGTAACCGGTACATTGCCTTGTACGGGTTTAAATTTTCCAAATGCAAGAGCATCTACTGTAGAAGTTAACATAACAGTATTTCGTTCTGATAAGAATTTAATATTTGAAACGCAACCTTCAGAGGCTCTGCCTGATGTGTTTTTTGAAAATGAAATGTCTTTTGCCATAGTAAATGGCAATCATTTAGGTAATATCCAAGACCAAAATTTTTCAACAGGAACACCTGCTATTGTTGATACCAAGTTCTTTAACTGCTTTTCTTTTGGAAACGGAGCGGAAAGTTATAAGATTAGAGACTCAATAGTAGGTAACTCATTTAATTTTGGTAACAGGGTTACGAGTGTATCTGCTCAAGATTATAAAGAAGCAGACAGATTTTCTGATATTACATATAGTGGAGTATATAGTGCTGAGTCTAATGTGAATAAGCTAAATGAATTTAACTTAGGTTTAATTAACTACAAAGTTTGTGAACCTTCTTTTGGTGCTATTTATTTGATGGATGGCAGAGAAACAGATATTCTTGTATTACAAGAAGACAAAATTTCGTACGTTTTAGCAAGTAAAAACTTAATTTCTGACTCCACAGGTGGAGGAGTTGTAGCATCTGTTCCTGAAATATTAGGTACGCAAATTGCTCGTACTGAGAAGTATGGTATTAGCTTCAATCCTGAGAGTTACGTTCAATGGGGATATGATAGATATTTTACTGATGTTAAGCGTGGAGCCGTTATTCAATTAAGAGGTAACTCGTATTCTAACGAAGAGTTAATAGTTGCATCTGATATGAATATGAGAACGTGGTTTAGAGATACCTTTAACGAGTCTTTTAATACTCAAAAGATAGGAGGATTTGACCCGTATCTGAATGAATATGTATTATCAAGCAACGAAGTAAATTTACCTGACAATCCTCAATGTTTACAATGTGGTATTTCTCAGACCTTTAGCTTGACAACACCTCTTGCTCAACAAAAGTCTACTCAGTTTTGTGTTGACTTTGGTCCTACTGTTGGTTCAACTAATATTAATTATAGCGTTGCAGCAATAAGCTCAGGTGCTCAATTTAGAATATCGGTTTTATATAATGGAGTTACAACTACGACAGGATTTGTAAATACAGGCGGTACTTTAGCTTTTAATAAAAACAATGTGTCTGTAGAAACAGCTACTATTACTATTGATTATATTGGAAATATAACGCTAAATGTACTTCCAAATTGTACAAATGCAGTTGCACTTACAATTGTTCAGATAGTTTTAACGAGTGATTATGACTCAGGAGAGACCATTCATACTCAATATAGATATGTAAATGGAGCGTATGTTTCGCCATTGCAATCAAGCCTTGTGACTTTTGCATCAGGTACTGCTAATCCTCTTGTATCAAGATATAATGCTACTACTAACTTTGTAGGAACAGGAGCAGTTCCTCCTGCAGGAAGTACAGTTAGTTTAATTTCTAACCAACTTTCTACTGACACATTTGTGTTTAATCCTGCAACGGACAAGTTTAAGTACTTGATGTCAAATACTATTTATGGTAATAATAGTGCTGATATTAATGCCTTGTTAGCATTAGCTGTTACAGCTACTCCAAATCAAGGAGGAGGCTCAAATAACTATGCTAATTTTACCGTTCCTGCATTATTAAATAACTTGTATTTAATATGGGATTTTAGGGCTGCTGTAGCCATTACATTATGCTACTCTGCTGTAAGTGCAGAAGACGCTTGTTGTGGCTGTGGTGAGCCTGTAATAGAGTCTTATGACTGCGAAAGCGGTAATTGTGTAGACCCGGGTGATGGAACAGGTACTTATGCGACTTTAGAAGAGTGTCAAGCCAATTGTTTTGCAGCGACTATTTCATTAGGTGCTCCTATATGCAGACAAAATAATTGCAACGATAATGCTGCTTGTTCTGTAAGATATGGCATTAATACGACTAATGCACCGGCAGGTTCATATATAACACGTACTACAGGATTTCCATCAAGTACTGCAACGGTTACAATAAGCGACTCGACTCCACCTACAGGTGAAATATTATACTTTGAGCCAAGTGGTTCAGCTACACCTGTTTACTTTACTCTTGAGTTAAGAAATTCAGGTGGAACTATAATAGCTACATCAAGTACATCATTAACTCATCAATCATTTTGGCCAATGTTACCATTGTGCTAATTTTAAATAAAAATAAATGGCAACAAGTTCATCATACTATTTAAACGCACCATCTCTTGCTTCGGCAACAGCAGTATTTACAAATGCTGCTTTGACTCAATGTGCGCCTAATGGATTCTATTCTAATGGTGTAATAGTAAGACAGCAGTTAAATTGTATATTATTACCACAACAAGAATGCCCTTCTTGTACACCAAGTATTTCATTAGGCTCTCCTATTTGTAGACAAAATAATTGTAATGATAACGCAGCTTGCTCAGTAAAATATACAATCAATACAATTAACGCTCCTGCAGGCTCTTATATAACAAGAACTACAGGATTACCATCAAGTACAGCAACTGTTACGGTATCTGATTCAACGCCACCTACGGGGGAATTAGTGTATTTTGAGCCAAGTGGTTCGGCTACTCCGGTTTATTTTACATTGGAATTAAGAAATTCAGGAGGTACAATAATAGCATCATATAGCACTTCATTAACGCATCAATCGTTTTGGCCGATGTTGCCTTTATGTCCGATTTAAAATAAATAACTATGGCAAATTATACATTATCTTATAGCAATTTAGTCAAAGGGTGGGTATCCTTTTATTCCTTTATTCCTGAATGGATGATAGGGATGAACAACTATTTCTATACTTTTAAGGGGGGTGACTTATATAGACACAATGTAAATGAGAATAGAAATACTTTCTATGCGCCTTGGTTTGTAAAGATTGGTAATGCTGCAGGAGCTTATACTCCATCGACATTGCAAAGCGTATTTAATACAGCACCTCTTGAGAATAAGTTATTTAAGACCATTAACTTAGAAGGTGATGCTAAATGGGGGGTTACTTTAGAAACTGACTTGCAGTATTCAGGATTTATTGATGCCAATTGGTTTGAGAAAAAAGAAGCCTCTTTCTTTGCATTTGTTAGAAATAACTCTGTTGGTGAACTTGCTTTAAGAAGCGTAAATGGTATTGGAAGAAGCACTCAAGTGACAGGTGGCAATGTGGTTAAGTTTGCAATTGGTATAGAAATAGGCAGTATTATCAGTATTGGAGACCTTTTATACTTCTCAGTGCCTCCATATACCACTCCGGTATTATGTGGTAAGGTAACGGCTATTTCAGTAGATTTAGCTAATAATGTTAACCAATTAACCATTGATACCACAATACCGGGAACCACTCCTATACCTATACAGAATGCCTTTTTCTTGTATATTAAGAACTCGGTTGCGGAGTCTCACGGGGTGCTTGGGCATTATTGTACATTTAATATCGAAAACTCGTCTACAAGTAAAGTTGAACTCTTTGTTGTTCAAACAGAAGTTATGAAAAGTTTTCCTTAAATTTAATATCTTTGTAGCAATATGGATTTAATCATAAAAGAACTGAGCGAAACCGATTACGATGATATTCTCGTAGGATGGTGGAAACAGTGGGAATGGGAAGCTCCAAAAAGAGATTTCCTTCCTAACGATGGCAAGGGTGGTATCATAATCTATGATGGTGATATACCTGTATGTGCCGGCTTTATGTATCTGACTAATTCCAAAGTAGCTTGGGTAGATTGGATAATATCGAACAAGGAATATACCAA